CATTATCGACATCAGCGTCGGTTGCTTCGACAGCACCAGCCTCAGCGTCGTCGTTAGTATTTCCAGCCTCTGGCTGCTCATCGGCGGTTTCTGTCGTTTCCTCGGTGGCTACAGGCTCGCTGGACTCGACAGCGGGCTCTTCATCAGCATTATCGACATCAGCGTCGGTTGCTTCGACAGCACCTCTGGCTGCTGAAATGCTGACGTATGGGCCACTATGTGCTCCATCTTTCACAAAAACATAATATCCTTCTGGTGTTCGACGAATCTCGCCACCCTTATAATTCTGTACTTTTTCAGTATTTTCCATATGAATCCTCCTGATTATAAATGTACAGATTAGGTATTGTTAACGTTATTTGCCGTGGAAAATATAGCGATATTCTTTATATAGGCGAATAACGATTCGTTTAAGTATCATAAACATATTTCTATTATAGTATAGTCCTACCACGACACTTAAAATGGTCAGATTTCATTCAGGCAAAGCGAGATAGCACTAACCAACCAGTTGAGTCTGTCATTTTTCAGTACGGTCGGGCAAGAGTAGTAGCCCCAACTGACGCGATAGAAGCTACGACAGCCATTGCATTTCCGAAGATATTTAAGAGCGGAACGGTGCCGACTGTTATTTGTACATACAACGGCTACGGTAACGCCAACGATCCGTGGACGGACACGCCAAATCCATCTTGGGCTGGTGCGACGATTGGGGCGGTTAGTATCACAAACTCATCATTTGCGGCGAGGTGTCGCCGCTTTGATGGTGCTATGTTGAGGGGCTCATATTACTTCAGCTGGATCGCAATTGGTGCGGCCTAACTCTAAGAAATCCTTTCCAGTTCAAAAACCGCCTCCGAGCTTTCGAGGCGGTTTTCAGTTGTTCGGTAATTCTGAATTACTCAACAGCTTGCTGCATCTGACGCACTAACTCAACAATTATCGTCTTAGCTGCCGACAGTCCAGCGGCAATCGCAGAGAGTGTCGTCGCTAGCGCTAGCGCCCACAACTCACGCCAACTTGCCGCAAATAACAAATTTACTAGGTTTACGCCTGCCAGCAAGAACGTTGCGATAAACGTCTGCACAAATGTCCACAACGCACGTACGATTACGTCTTTGTAGTTGATATTCTTTAATGCTTCTAGTGATTTCATACTATAGTCCTCCTTGAAGTTTACATTTACTTTACATGTTGTTTGCAGATGTCAAGTAAAACGCTTTTTAGTTTACATTCTTGGGAGGCTCTTCGCCTCGTGGCTCGGTCAACAATTTGCCCGTTTTTGGATCGTGCCACCGGCTCAAGCCTGGGACGCTGTGTGCGTCCACTAGGCATTGTAGGCAATCGTTGTATGTCGAGCCTGCTGGCATCTCTGGCGTGGTCTTGCCGATATGCAGCGTCACGCAGCCGCAAGCTTTGCATTCACGAAAATACAGGCTTGATTTGGTGATGGTTATTTTCGACAAGTCTGGTGTCATTATGGCAGCCTCAAAACGTCGCCTGGGTGGATTAGATCCGGGTTCGGCAAGTTGTTGATTCGAGCCAACGTCTGCCAGTCTGTGCCGTGCGCGGCCGCTATCGTACTGAGGTTGTCGCCCCACTGAACCGTCACGGTTCGTTCGGCCGGCGCGCTTCCGCCTGGCACTCGCAATACTTGGCCTGGATAAATCAGGTTTGGATTCTGAATGCCGTTGATGGCTGCCAAGTAGTGATAGTCAGTGCCGTACTTCGCAGCAATTCCGCTCAGCGTGTCGCCTGATTGAACTGTGTATGTCGGCTGCGGCTCTGGTGCTGGTTGTGGGTTAGCAATTTGCCCGCTGTGTCCAGCTGGTGCTGGCGCTCCGCCTGCGTACTTATCCCACGCTTCAGCGTCGCCATAGAACTCGTTACAGTCGAGGTTGCCGCCCCAGCCGTCAAGTCGGCCGCTTGATGTCCACTGCCACATTGCGTAGCCGTCCCAGTATTTGACGCTTGGCGGCGTGCCGGCTTGGCTCATATCATAGTTGAAGTCGATTGCCATGTCGCGGTACTTCGCCACCCAGAGACCATAGTCGGCCGCGGCGACAATACCCCAATCGTGGCTGTTTACCACGCTCTCTGACATATAGATGAGCGGCTTCACGCCGGTTCGCTCTTGCACTCGATCGAGCCAGCGGCGCGCCCACGCTACATCACCAACATTGCCGCCGTCTTCCCAATCAAGAATAAGCATAGCGTGCTTAATGTAGCCTTGGATATTATCGACGAAAAAGTCAGCCTCAGCGATCGCGTCATTGCTGCCGTTTCTCGCAAAGTGATAAACACCGAGCTTTTTGCCAGCCGCCGCTGCTTGCTGATAGTGCGGATCACAGCTTGGGCTGACGTAATTCGTCCCCTCCGTCGCCTTTACGATAACGAAATCTGCCGGGATTTTACCAGCGTCCAAGCCAGCCTGCCAGCTTGATATGTCAATTCCTTTCATTGACTCCCCTTTCTTATTACTTCGCCGCAGTCGCCAAGCGATTGCGGATAATATTTGCACCAATTCATCAAGCGGTCGATTACCGGATACCACCGCCAAATGACGGCCGCTCCAGATAAAATCATCACTATCAGAATTGTCAAAAGTATGCGGGCGATGGATCGCCCGATTGAATGTTTGGTAGCCTTAACTCTCATGCCTCTATGATAGCACGCTCGGTATTCTCACGCTACCGTCGATTAGCTTCATCAGAATAAACAGCATTAAACCAATCACTAATATAACGATTGCGTTTGCCGCCCAATCCTTGAATTTTAGCCGCAGCGTAGCCATCATTGACTTGGCTTCAGTCTCAGCCTTGTCTTCGAGCGCCTCGAGCCGTTCATTTATCTTATCGTGATCAGCCGAGTGATTGTCGATGTAGTTTGTCAAAATCTCCGGCGTGACAAATTTCATACCGGCCATCTGTTTGGCCACCAAACCGACCGATTCTTCTATTTTCGCCACGGATTTTTTCGTATAATCCATGTCTGTTGACAGAATCGCCACTTTTTTGTCGATTTCATGAAGCAGTGCGTCGTTATCTGTTTTCTGTTTATCCATCGGTATAATTTTAGCATTTTGCGGCGCTTCTCTGCAAAGATTTAGCGCAATGTTGTAAATAAAGCTATACCGTTACTGGGAATGGATCATCGGTAATCCAGCTGGTTGTGCCGTACCACTCATTGTAGCTATCATTGGCGACATATTCGATATGACCATCATCATAAAATCTTGCCGTAGCAATAGCCTTCAAAACTCTGTTATTCCAGCCTCCAAGAGTCATCAACGCACTGGTTTGTGGTGCAGAGATGCTGAACCCTTTAGGTATTTTAGATTCTACTGCTGGCCCAGCGCCTGAACTGTGTTTTGCTCGCTCCTGCATTCTAGGCAAAGCGGCTGTCGTATGCACATCAGCTATCACCACATTACCGCGGCGAATATAGTCACAGAACAACACACCGACCGGCTCTCTCTTCATAATCGTCGGCTCCACATTGAAATTCACGCCCTCGTCAGTGCCTGGCGCGAAATCTGGCGAAATAAAGACATCACGAATCTCTAAATTCTCTAGCGTTGTGCCGTTTATCATGTAAAGATAGACCATGGTTGATGTTGATGCTACAACAATACCGAACCTAGTCGTTGGCGGCGTTCCTTGCTTAAATTGAACCCTCAGGCCGTTTGGATAGCGGCGGATATCGCCCTCCGGTACAGTGATCGCCGCTATTCCGTTGTCAAAATTGCTATAAGTCCAGTTTTCGGCTGGTGTCGTCCAGCCGCTTGGCAAAACTCCGGTAAATTTGCCAATTGTGATCGATCGGTTCTGGCCGTCGCGCACGATCGGTATGATATCGTTCGCTCTCGTGCTTTCTACCGGCTGAAATTGACTTATTTTTTGCTGCCCTGGGTTCATTTTCTGATTCCTTTCGTTTAGCTTTATTATATCACTCTGATTCGCGTTCTCGATTGTCCATATTACGCTTCAAGTCTTGAATTCGCTTCGATAATCTCGGCCGCAGTATGTTGAATTTCAGTTCTGCGGTCTCGAGCTTCTGCGTGATGGCGACAATCTGCATTTCCGGCGCGTCCATCGTCGCGCTGAAGCCCTGATATTGCGTCAATTCGCCAAGATGGATATCCAACGCCTCATACTTTGGCGACGCGAACGTTGCTTCTCCCGAGAATACCGGCTTGCTGCCTCGCTGAATCTCGCCCTCGACCACCAACCTGGCGCTGGTTTCGTCTTTGTAGCGGCTGTCGGACAGTTTTTTGAAGCCGCGGCGTATCTCGGCGATACTGCGGTCGTCTCGGCCGGCCACGACGAGCGTTTTGCCGTCTGCTTTTTCGCCGCCAATAAATATCACGTCGTTCACTAGCTCCTCGATGGTTTTGACGAGCTTCGGCGTGCCGATGACGTTTTTGCCGCGCTGGAGCTTTCGCTTCACGGTTGTCGGCCTTGGGTGGGCATGCACAATATTCTCAGCATAGTCGTAGTAGTAGTGCCAGTCGGCTGGCATTGACTTAAACACAGCAGCGATAGCTTCGCTAATTGTCGTCACGTCATTAAAGCGAATGGTCACCTTAGTGTCAGTATTCTCAATACTGGATTCAGTGTAGCGACAGCGTGCGCCTTGCTTCTGCGCGAAGTCTATCAGCTCGCGTAAGATGTCGCTTGGATCTTGCGAATAAAACGCTCGCTTGTAGTCGCCGGGTCTTTCGTAAAGCGAAAACGCCAAATCCCAGCCGAAGTCTTGCCAGAACGGATTGTCGTGATAATTGTTGTGCTGCAATCCCTGGCCGGTAGTAAAGCGGCCGCGCCTGTCCACCAGCAGTTCTACTGGATATGGGAAGCTGTTTTCATATCGCGAACCACCGCGTGCCGACAGCTTTATGATGAAGCGCTTGCCGCTGGTCATTCGCACGCTCTTGTTGAATGGTATGAACAGCTTTTCGTACATGCCGCCGCCTACTGGCAGCACCGCAGCGCCGCCAGCTTCGAGCGTTCCGTGATTTATGTCGGTCGAATATGACAGCAGCTCTGCGTACAGTGTCGTCATATTTCCACCGATGAAATCCTGTCTAGTTCCTGGAGAGCACACCGAATAAAGCTCAATGCCGGCGACGGTCTTGCTGCCGCCGGTAACCTGTATAGTCTGAATTATTTCGTTGCAGTATCCCCATCGCCTCGAGCCGAAGCTCATCGTCGCCAATCCGTACGGCTTATGTTGGTAGGCCACATCCGCCTCGGTCTGCAGATAGATGTTATTTAGCTCCTGCGAATGGCTGAGGACTGTCGCGGTCACCTGGCTGTCGGTGTTGCCTGCCGACAGCTCCCACTGGCTGATGTAACCATTAAAGAGCGAGCGGCCCTCTGGGTGGCCGTCAGCCACTACAATAATCCTCGCGTCCTCGGTGATGATAGTTTTGCCGTCTTCGGTTAGCCATGGCAGGTACTCGCCGTATCGCACGCTGGCGCTGATATTGACGTTAGTATCGATGTTCGTGCCGCTTCCTAGGCCCACCGGCGTGGTCATGCTTCCCACGATTTTATAGCCAAGCTCCGTCAGCATGTTTTCGTTTATTTCGGTCATGATCTCGGTGACTACGCTGCGCGTCGTCGCGTCGTTTTGAGCTAGCTTCATTGTCATGTGTGAATGCAGTGAGTTGACCTCCGACTGGATAGCCGGCGTGCTAGTCACGGTATTTATCTGGCCAAGGTACGTTCCGTCCTTGAGATAAGCGCTGTATATGACTTCGGCCGCCTTGTTGGTTGGCTGTTTCTGGGAAAGCGTCGCCATCATCTTGATTTCGTTGGTGATACTAAATCGGTAGGTGACGTCGGCCTCAAGTACGAGATGAACGCTGGCGATTTGCATCAACTGACTTCCGCCGCCGATCGGCCGCACATCTCCGTCAAAGTCAAACGATATTTTTTTCGGCACAACGTCACTATTCAGCGTCGACAGGTCGAATCCGTCGAGTATCACTTCGTCGGTTAGCCAAGTGCTGCCAGAGAATTCATCAATTATCTTGAATTTAAAGGAGAAGCCGACGTTGCCGCTCTTCAACTGCTCGGCCGTCACGCCCCAATCGGCCAGCGCGCCAGTCAACGTAAATTGTGGACTGTAAAAGTTGGCAATGCTGCCAACGTGGACGTTGCCTACCTCCTGGCCGTCAATTCGCAGCTTCGCTCGTCCGACATTTACGGCGTTACTGCCAGACAATATCAGAGACGAATGAAATTCGCCAGAATATGGCTCAATCTCTGCGTTCTGCCACGTATAGAAATAATCGCCGCCTCCGGTGATAGAACACGACCGAGGCTTCTTCGTCTGGAGCTGTGCCATCGGCTAGGCCTCCACGATAGTTAGGTTGCCTGGCTGCACCTGCAGCGTTTCAGGTGCCATCACTTCAAGCGGCCACGGTAACGCGTCAAAGGCGATCATCTCGCCGCCGGTTTCCGCCGTAAACAACGCCCAGTACCTGAAAACGCCACCCGGCACTTGAATTGCCACGACACTGTCGTTAGTGGCTGTGCCGTCTGTATCATCGATTCTCCATGAATCCACCTTACCTCTTTTGTAATTTTCTTTTGGCTCGCTTTTGGTGTCGCCGGTATAGTTTGGGTGTTTCTCAAGCAAGCCAGCATAAACGCCGCCGGTTCGCTTCTCGACTTCAATCCCGAGCAGGAACTTGACTGAGCGCTTTCGTTCGTTGTAGGTTTTTGGCATTGCTTCCTCCTGTTAGATATATTTTGGGTTATAAATGGCTCGCAGCTGGTGGTTTCGTGCGGCCAGGTTGTCTTGATACTCGAGCATTCCCGCCCCATATTCCCAGCATGGGAATGTGCCGCTGGCTCTCAGCTGCATACTGTTGTGGATAATGGTTTTGGCTTCACAATCGACCGTTATCACGTCGCCGGCTTTCAGGTTAGCATTGAACGTTAGGTATTCGCTGCTGTCTGGATTTCCAAGCGTTATCTCAGTGCTGCTGCTGCTGCTGCTGCTGCTGCTAATGATTATAGTAGGTTTTGCTCGATATGTCCCAATGTTCTCGACGAAGATGTCGCTTGCGGCCGTGCTTATGTTTGTGACGGCGCTGAAATCAATCAAGCCGACCGACGACCTTGCTGCTGGCGATTCGCATTCCATCTCAAAGCTGAAGCCAGCGCGGCTAACGTCGAATGATCCGCGGCTGATGTTTAGGTTCGTGGCCACGCCGCTCCAAATTCGGTAGCCCTCTGGGAAATTCGTCGCCAGCTCGACTTTCTGGCCGAACGTCAACGTTCGCTTTAACCAGTCGATTAGCCAGTCGCACTCCCGCTGGCTCGACGCTGAAACTTGCCCGGCGACAGAGATGGTTCGCCCTGCAAAGTGGCCGCCGTTCAGCAAGATCCGGCCGTCGTCTCGCGCCAGCTCGCCGCTATCGACGGTTCGCTTGGCTATGCCGAACAGGTTTGTAGATTGCACTCGGACGTTGCCGCCGTTATTGAGGTCAAATCCGTTTAATAAAAATCTGCGTCTGTCGCTGTTCATGTCGGTACTCCCATCGATGCCAAGTCACCGTCGCGGTCAAGTCTCTTGAAGAACGCGTCGGCTGCCTCTGGCGTATTTATTACAATTTGTCCATTGAACTGATTTGTCGTGTTTCGGTTGCCGCCGGAGTTGCTGACGTTAGTGATACCGCCACTGCCAGCGAGCGTCGCTCCTGACCCGTTGATACCGCTTCCTGCGAACGATAAGCCACCAAATGACATGTCACCGCTCAAACCGTCGTAAACGTCGCTGGCGATGTCTGTGGCGGTTTTAACGACAGCGTCTCGCATGCTCTCCAAGCCGCCGCTCCAGCCTTGCATCATGAATTTACCCATCTGTGCCATCACTCGGCTCGGTGACTTAATGCCGAAGAAGTTCTTCACGGCATCGAGCGCGCCGCTACAAATCTCTTTGATCTTATTGACCACCGCGTCTTTCGCGCCCATCACGCCCTTGACTAAGCCGTCGATAAGATTCTTGCCGGCGCTGGTAAAGTTGCCGATGAAACCGGCCACTGCGTTGTAGGCATTTTGGACTGCGTTCTTGATCGAGGTGGCAATCTGGCCGACCGTGCCGACCACATAGCCGACTGCCGTTGCCACTGGATTAATGATATAGGTCTTGATGGCGTTCATCAGGCTGTTCACCACTGCCGCAATGCCGCCAAATACTGTGCTGATGACGGCGCTCATCACGTTGAGTATCGGCTGGATAAATGGCAGTATGGCGTTCCAAACCACCGTGATCACTCCCCAGATGGCGCTCATCACGCTGCTTATCACGCTAACGATGGCGTTGAACACTGTCGATATCACCGTCCAAATGACCTGCAATATCGGCGTTACCACAGCAACGATAGCGTTCCAAACCGTCGACACTATGGTGATAACGAATGTCATCACGGCGCTGATGACCTCGCCCATGTGAGTAAAGATGTAGCCGACTGCTTCGCCAAATGGCACAAGCACATTGTTCCAGATAGCCATAATCGTGCCGTAAAGCACCACGCCAATAATCTGCACAACGGTGCTTATTATCGTCCAGATAACTTCTGCGATTCCGCTGAAAATAGTCCAGACTATCTGGCCGAATCCGACGATGGCGGTTATTATCAAATCGACAATCTGAAATACCGGGGTCAGAATGGTTAATATCGTGCTGATGACGTTGCTTATCACACCAACGATGGTGCTTATTACGCCAACGACAACGCTGATTCCTTTCGCCACCACGCCAACAATCACGCCAATCACTGAGCCGATGACACCTGCGGCAGTTCCAATCGTTCCTGCAATCGTGCCGACGATATTCACCACCACGCCAATCACTGAGCCGATGACGCTGGCTACGCTTCCAACAACAGAGCCAATCACTGAGCCGATTTGCCCTAGCACCGCTCCTATCTGGCTGACGATTCCGTTGACGAAGTTTCGGAATCCCTCGTTCGTGGCGTAAAGCCAAGCGACAAATCCAACCACTGCAGTGATAACGATAGCTATCCACCCGATGATCGGTATCGAGCTGATCGCCGCTCCAAGTCCGGCCGCTCCGCTACTCAGGCCTGAAAATACCACCTTGCCGACCGTTCCCAGTACACCAAGCGCGCTGGTTATTCCCTTGACGGCAGTCTTTGCAGCTGCGCCGACAAACGTCCACGCCGTCGCTCCCTCTTTAGTGACTTTCGTCACGTCTTTCCAGCCTTTACTGATATCGCTAACTGCCACCGCGGTCTTAAAGCCGAGAGCGGCCGCTTTGACGGCGACGTACATGCCGATCAAGACTTTGAGCGCTGGGACTGCGTTTTGCAGAATGAATGTCACTACCTTGACGATTTCCTCGCGATGCTCTTTGATAAATTTCGTGGTCTCGGTGACGCGGTTGCTCATCTGGTCAAACAGGCCGCCGGCTTCAATCACCATGCCTTTTATCGGGTCAATCTTGATTCCCAGGATTTCCAGGCCGACGCTTCGTATCGTACCGCTCAGGCTTATCATGCGGTTTTGGAATGTGTCGGTCATCTGGCCGATATCAAGGCTGGCCGCGTAGTTCTCCATCGCCTTGACGAACTCTTCGGCCTTGACCTTGCCGCCGTTGATCTTCTCGCTGGCCTCCTGCATCGATATGCCGAAGTGCCGAGCGAGGATTGTCGTCAGCGGAATATTGTTGTTGATCAGCTGGAGTGCGTCCTGGCCAAACAACGCGCCGCGGCTGGTCACCTGGCCGAATACCAGAGCCAAGGCTTGCAGGTCTGCGCCGTTGACGATCGACATGCGAGATAACGTGTCCATGTCCTTGACAACGGTTTGCGTGGTTCGGCCGTATCCCAGCAGCGTTTTTGCCGCTTTGGAGGCGTCCGGGAATGCGATCGGCTTGCCGAGCGTATAATTGTACAGCTGGCCGAATACTTTGTTTGCTTCGCCAACGCTGCCAGTCAAAACGCCAATCTGCCGCTGTGTCATCTGCAGGCTGCTGGCAAGGTCGACGAAATATTTGCCACCAAAAGCACCGCCGGCTGTGAATGCGGCGGCGGTCTTGATTAACTTCATAATCCCCGAGGCCATGCCGTCCAGGGCGCTTGCCGCTTTGGAGGCAAATGATGAGGTCGAGCCGGCAGCGGACGACATGCTCGACTTCATCGAGCCGCTCAACTTCTCGACATCGCGCTGAATCTGGCTGAGCGTCTTACTCGCACGGTTCTGCGCTTCAATCACAAGTCTGAGCTGGCTGTCGTCCATTGCTACCCCTTAATATTTAGATTTTCGTCTCATCTCCGCCTCCTGGCGCTCGGCTTCGTAGCCCTCCTCATTTAGCTTTATCTCGATGGCTTGAATCAACCAATGAGGTTGGCTTACGTAGTCCTGAAATGTCCAGCCCATAGTCTGGCAGATGGTAGCAATTTGGATCTCCTGTGGTATTTTCGCGTGCTTAACGCCGGCTATGGCTTTGGCGTAGGCTGCGCTGATTTTTGCTCGCCTTTTGGGTTCATGACTTCCCCTGTGATCTCCTCGATCTTTTCTTGAATGAAGTCAAAGTCCTCACGCGGCAGCTTCAGCAAGCTCTTGAGCTTAGCGTCGTCATCGCCGGCGAAGTCGTCGCCGTCAACGGTGACCACCAAAAACTTTATGGCGTTATTTTTGATCTCGCTCATGGCGGTTGCCGGCAGCTTATCAAATCGCATGGTCTCTTTGATGTCGTCCTCGCTCATTGATTCGCCCTGAACAGCTCCGTTGAGGTCAAAGTTCGCATAAGCCAAGAACACCGCTTCGTTCATCTGCGACAGCTCTGCTGTGGCGTATGGCAGCAGCTCGACATCGCAACCAAGCACTGGTGTTGTAATTTTGATATTTTCTTTGCTAATTCGTGGCATCTCCTACTCCTTTGCTCGAATTAATATTTAGTAACCATGTTTATCAGCGTTGCGGTGATAGCTGCAGCGTCCTCGAGGCTGTAATTCGCCTGGAACTTCGCGCTTCGCGTCTCGACTGCGTTGTTGTCACGGCTTCGGCTGTCTTCGGTGATTGCTACGGTTGGGAAATCGAATTGTAGCGTTGGGTGCTGGCCGGTTCCGATATTTACCGCTTTGTTCTCGGCGATAAACTGGATAGCCTGCGGTTTGCCGCTCAGGCATACCTGCCGCACGTCCTCTTGCGCTGGGTAGTAGTCAAACGACCCGGTCACGTTCAGCTGCTGGTTCTGGATATCGTCTGGTGTATCGGTGCCGAACACGTACTGCACGTCCAGGTTCTTTGAAATCTCAAGAGAGAATGACTTGATTTTTCGTGCTGGTGAAGCAGCAAGCCCTGCCGCTGTGTCGGCCATCTTCACTGCCAAGTTCCGCGCCAAGAATTCATTGCCGCGGGTGTATGCTGGCGGCGTGGCAGGAGTCCACGGCTTTGATCGACGGGACTTAAAGTCGATAGCTCTCATCAGGTAGTCGTCGATTGCTGCGGTGATTGTGAATGATTCAACCATGCCTAGCTCGTACGAGTATTTCTGCTCAATCTCCTTGACGAAAATCGAGAGTGAATCGTGGCTGTTGTTGTTTGCCATTTTGAACACGTGCTGCTTTGCCCCAGTCTTGTCGGTCGTGGTTGGGGCTTGGCCGAACACGGCTCGCAGTTCCGCGCCGATGATGTGGTCGAACACTTTGCCGTCGTAGCCGCCCTCAGCAGTGACGTTGATAACGTCGCTGGCGTTGTGTTCTGAAATATTGCCGTAGGCACTATCGTTGTGAACGTACGTCGGTTTATCGTCAATGCTCAGCGTTTTGGTTGGCACTGCGAATGTCGGCGTGCCGAGCGTACCTCTGGTGGTTTCGTTGCCGATGAATATGGTAGTCAGTCGGCCGATAACTTTAGCCATTGTTTACCTCCTTGGCGAGCTTCTCTTTCGCCAACTTTACAGCCTCCTCTTGCGAGGTGGCTTGGACTGATATTTCGTGACCCTCAAGATCAGGGAAGTAGTACGCTTCCTTGACACCAGAATCCGCCGGCTCAGGTGCAACTTCCGGCGCTGGTTTGGTTGGTTTGTTATTTAGTTCTGCCATCGAGTTCTCCTCTGCTTTTAATTGTAGCACGGCAGAAGCTTTTTGGCAGCTAGTGCTTCTCCTCGATTTTCGGAGCGTAAATGTAGGCGGTCGTGTGGATTGCCGCTTCAACGCTGAATATTCCAGGCCCGCGCCGCTCCACGCCAATGCCGAAGTCGACGCTCAGCGGCTGGTCTTCAATGCCGAGCATGACACTCACCGATTCGCCGTCTGGTGTGGTTGCGTATGCCAGCTGCACCCTCTCGCGGAGCAGCCGCATGATACTGTCGTCGGTGTAGATGAAGTTGTCATCTTTGCCAGAAACAATCTCGTAAAGCTCCGTTGTGCCGGCTTCAACGTCAAAGTCGCGGCCCTGGTTAGCATTGATGTCGGTAATGACGCTGATGGTGATTGCCATTTTGGTCACGTCGTCGCCGGTCGAATCAGTCTCAAGCGTCATGCCATCGATGGCCACGCTCACCGCTGGCAGCATGCTCTTGCTAATCAGCAGCGTATCGCCATAATACCACGTACGGATATCTGGGTGTGCTTTCGGCTTTAAATAGTTGATGATGGCCGCGATCACTGGATCACGGTACTGCGCTCGGTTTAATGGCATTAGCCCCTCCTCGATTCTCGCACTTCGTCAACCAGCCACTCGTGAAAGAACTTCATGATTCGCCGTTTGTCTTGCGCGATTATTTTTAACATAACACGTCGCGGCAGCTTCCTGCGCGGTCGGTTGCTTTGATGGTATTTGAAGTATGGCGTTGGATTCCAAATCTCCATGCGGCTGATTTTAACGCTGGAGCGGAAGTCTCCGCGCATTCTCCCGGTTCGCTGCAAGAGCGGCCAGGAATATATCTGCGTTCTCGGCTGCCAGCCACCCATCAACGCGCCACTCATGCCGAAGTTCGCGTCGGTGGTTTTCAGCAGCTGCTTGCGGGATTTGTCGAGCGGCTTGTGAAAGTTCTGGAGGTTGGTTTCTAATCCCATAAACTGACGGGATATCTGGGTGTCTCCCTCAACGTGGCCGGAGATATAAATCGCCATAGCTACCGCCTCTTATTGAAGAACTCAACTTCGGGGCTTAGCGGCGCTCGGCTTCCCTTGATTCGGCCGACCAGGTCACCGTCGCTGGCAAACGCTCCCGAGGTGGCTGCCGCAATGTTTGGGTCGGTCGGGTCTAGGTTGGCCGCGTCCTCGACCCACTCGTCGAGCATTTCCTTAGCGGTTTTCAGTTTCATGTAGCCGTCTTTGCTCGAACCGTCAACGTCGACGTTCGTTCCCCAGTCGCTGATTTGCAGCAAAGCGGCCGCGTACAGCCTGACTGCGTCTTCCCACACATCTGGAAAGTTCGCCATGTCCAGCGTCGCCCAGTTGTAAACTCGGGAAACTTTCCGCTTCAGCCAGTTCTCTGCCGACTTCCTGCGTCGTTCGATTTCTGCCTGCTCGATGGCCGAGAATTCGTATGCCAGGATAACTCTGGCGTTTGGCTTCGGTGCTTTAACCAGGACGACAGCACCAGTGGCAGCGTCCACCGATTCAACCGCTACCGCGTCGTCGTCGACGTAAGCAGTGACATCTGCTTTGGTGACCTCATCGTCGCCGTCGCGGTCAACAATCGGTGCTTGCGATGCATAAAACACTCGGTTCGCGCCATCAACTTCACCGATGACGTGCTTGTCGGTGGTCTGCCGCAACAGTCCAGCTTCTCGCCGGATATCGTGCAGGGAGGTGAAGTTCTTGGCGCTCATGAGAGTTCTACGCCTCCGGTGCTGCTTCGGCAGCTTCCTTTTGCGCCTTAAGAGCTGCGACGATAGCATCAGCCATCACCTGCTTAGTGACAGCAGTTTCGTTTTCGTAGTCCAGCTCGATTCCAAGCTCTTTGGCTTGCGCCACGACAGCTTCGCGTGGTTGCTTTTTAATGCTTGATGGAGTTGGTATGTCAGTAGCCTCGGTCTCCTCGACTTCTGCGTCGCCCTCGTTTGAAGCGGTTTCAACCTCGCCCTCGACAACTTCTGGTTCAGTAGTCGTCTCGGTAGCTTCCGTCGCTTCTGAAGCAGTTTCGTCAAGGACAGTGACCTCGATGAATGCGTCGTCGAGCAAAGCTTCCAATTGCTCGTCGTCAACGTCAAACTCTTGTGGTTTGCCTGGCTGAATAACCAAGCCGGCGCGCCGCCGAGACAAGCCGTTGGTGATTATCTCGTTGGATAGCCGTAGTGATACTTTTGTCATTTCGATCCCTTTCTTATGAAGTTAGTTCATACTTAAATTGTAACACAAAAAATCGCCCCCAGCGGAGGCGATTTCTCTGCGTGTCGGCGGTTAGCCTTTACACTTGATGGCTCGATGCCACAAGCCATAGCCGAATGCGCCTCGCCAGTAAGTACCGAAGTAGTACTTTTTGTTCCACCAGCCTTTTTCGCTATTCTCGCCGAGGAAGCTCAGTGGCTCGTACTCGCGTTCCTGGATAACGAATGGCTTGATTTCGCCGGCGACGTTGATCAAATACCAGTCTTTGTCGGCTGTCAGCTCGCTGGAGACTTTGACCTTGGCCGCGTTGTAGTTCGGGTTCTTCACCGGAACGCCACCAACGACGATATTTTCTGGCTCAACGATCGCCTTTGCGGCAGCTTCTAGCTGTACAGGAACGACCAAGCGCAGGTCGAGTTTCTTGTTGACAGCTTTGCCCTTGTCGCCCTTGAAGCTCAACATTGCCAAGCGAACCTTAGCAAAGTTCTCGGCTGTCAGCGGCGTGCTGGTAAAGTAGTTTGACTGAACAGCAGAGGTCTCTTCGTTGATCGGGTGGTCGGTATCGAAGAAGTTCTGGCCGTCGTAGCATGGCGCGTTCTCGCCGTTTGGCATCAGCTCGCCATAGATTTGCTCATCTGGGAACTCTTTGACTAACTGGCCAATCGAGCGCGCAGTCGTCAGATATTTACCGGTCTGGTCGTCCTTGATGTCTGAATGCTTGACTTCGACTGAATCTTCGAACTCGCGGTTCGGCAGCGCGTATTTGTAGGCCTTGAGTTTCTGCGGCACGCGCTCGCCTAACATTTCGCGCAGACCGTGCATCTGACCAAGCCAACCGTAGTCTTCGGCAGCGCCCTTTGACCTGACGGTCATTGCCAGCTCTGTCGAGCTCGATTCGGTCGCTTCGTAAGCCTCGAAGAAGTTGGTCAGGATTGATTGTTCTAATACTGGTTCCATATCTTTTCAATCCTCATTAAACCGTTTTTAGTGCGATGCGGATTTTGCTTGAGCTCAACACCTCGACGATGCGGCCGCACTCTTTGCCGGCGTCGGCTGGCAAAGTCACCTTATCCACGGTTTGGTTATCTTTAACTTTTACATAAGCAGCGATGTCGCTCTGCTTTGCAGAGAACGCTGCGTTCACGGTGATCACACCGTATGTCCAGAACTGGACGTGGTCGGCAGTTTTGCCAAGCCCTGCGCCTGCTGGACTTGCCGCAACGCCGACAACTTTATCAGCTGTATTCTCAGCTGCGTTGGTTGCCAAGCCCTGCGCGTTCACACCGACTAGCGCGCCCTCTGGAATGCTCACGCCCGGCGCAAGCTTCAGATGGCCGATGTTGTTCTCTTGACGAGCAACATCTTTAAATGAAGTGATTGCAGTCATTTCAAATCCTCTTATTCGTTACTTTTTACTCGAGCCATCGCCTCGGCATAGGCTGGTGACTTCGCTGCCAATTCATCGATCTGCTTTGTGCTGATGCCGTTGGCTTTTAATCCTTCGACTTCCTCTTGTGACAGATTCTTGCTTATCGCTGCGTCGTCTTTGTCAGCGGCTTCGCCGTTCGTCGAGCCCGTCTGATTAAATTGTACACGTTTACCACCAGCTTTTACAAGCTCCTCTAGCAATTCTGTTGTAGATAATTCAACTTTTTTGCCGTCGCGGCTAAATTCGACGCGGCCGCCAGCTTTGCTCAGGTTCTGGTGCAGCTGCATAAACGCGTCCTTTTGGGCTGGGACAATCATGCCAGCGGACAGCATTGTCTGATAGGCGGTCTCGGCTTTGGCTTGGTTTCGCTCAGCACGTAGCCGTGATAGCTCCTCGCGCTCGCTCCGGCTCAGGTTTTCTTTGTCGTCGCCCTCGCCTTTCTTGTCGGTCTCATTCTCGTCGGCTTCGCCATCGCCCTCATCAGCTTTGTTTTCGCCGTCCTTGTCCTCGTCGGCTTCGCCCTCACGAGACAGGTTCTCTTTGTCGTCACCCTCGCCCTCTTTTTCGTTCGGGTCTTTTGCGTCGGCAATCTGCTTTTTTACAGCCTCTTCTTGGTCAGCTGGGACTTCTACGGTTTCGCCAGCTTTAACGGTTTTGCTGACATCTTCGCCGTCGTCATCTTTAACGGTTATGACCACATCAAAGTCGCGGTCATTGGTTACTTCGACAACCTCTGGCTCTTCGCCCTCGGTGTCTTTGCTGAAATGTTTGCGCATTTTTGCAAGCTCCTCTACTTTATTTTTACTAAACATCACGACCGCATTTGTCCGGCGATTGAAGTTATCGAGGTAGGCTTCGGCTGCCTCTACCTCGTCTCGCTTCAACTGCTCGGGTGCTTCTTCAAACGCGTTCATGCCAGTGATAAATGGGTCATTAACCAGAGCAACATGCTCTAGCACGATTCCGCGGTCGTCGCCGGTTCGCGTGTCGATGTAATGCCAGTTGAAGCACATCGATACGTCGAACACCAAGTCCTGCTCTAATCGGTATAAAGCCTCGTAGTCGCGGATTTCTAGCGTGGCGTACACGCCGTCGTTTGGCACAATCTCCAGGGCCACCACCTCGCCGGCGTTATCTTTCGTGCCGCTCCAGTGGTCAAATGGAATGCTTACTCGTGGCAGCGTCGGTATCTTGCCGCTTTGCTTGGCCTCAAAGTTAGCCAGCATCTCCTCAGCCCAGGCTTCATCGAGCAGTTCGCACTCCTCGCCGTCAAGCGGAGAATACAGCTGGCCAAACGCCGCTATCTGTTTGCGGAATCGGCGGCCTTTCCAGTCGCCCTCCTCGCCTTTGTCCTTGGCGGATAGTGTGCTGCTGGAGAGCATCACTACCGTTCGCGTATTGTTGTGTTGATTAATCTTTGTCATGACATTTTTTCCTCTGTTTTAACAATAGCATATTTTAATCACTTTTAGGTAGATGGTTGCAGCAGCTGGCTTCCTGCTAATCCGCCGGCGATGGTTGGCATTCCGGTTATCTCTGGCTTCTCCTCCTCCTCGGCCAGTACCGCAATCCAGATACAGCGGCACCTGAAGTGGATCGGCGTTTGCCACGGCGTGGTGGCGTATTCTTCTGGCGTTGCTACCTTTTCGTCCAGCTCGCGGCAGGTTTGGCAGGTTTTCTTGTCGAGGATCGCCGAGTAGACGTATCGGTCGATGTCCTCGTCGTATTTCTTGAACGTCTTGGTTCGGCCGGTGTTGATTGATTCGGCCACCGCTACGGTATTGCCTGGCTTGGTGTGAGCGGCTAGGTAGGCCAGCAGTGCTATCGCCAGGTCGTCCAACACGTCGTCAATAGCTCCCTCGCTGAAATGCCGGCGCGCCATCTCGCTCGAACCCTGGCCGCCAACCAGTGCGGCTATTTCAGCCTCGACATCACCGAACTGTAGGTCGACAAATTCTTGCGCTCGCTCAGCGATTCGCTGCTTGTCGGTCTTGTCTGTCGCCGGCGCTAATTTGCCGAGTTCATTCGCCGCTGCGGTTTTGCCATAGTTGAAGCCGTCCGTCATTGCTGCTTGAAGCGTTTTGAAGTAGCGTTGCCGCAATTCCTGGCTGACTTTGTAGCTCAGTTCCTTGCCTTGCTTTTCAAGCGCTTTGAGTGCCGCCGTGGCCTCGTCTTTGACTGCCTCGAATATCGATTCAGTCTCTGCGTCGAGCGTGTCCTCGAGCGTATCCATTTTCTTGTCGAGGGCGGACAGGTTTACGTTTTTCTCAGCGTCGTTCAGTTCGCGCCGCCATGTCGGTTCGGCGCTGCTCGATAAAAAACGGGAGGCTTCCTCTGATCGTGACTTCTGCTCGAGCTTGGCTTCCGCCTGCGCCTTTTCAATTTCGCTCAGGTCAATGCCCATCTGCAAAGCCATACGTTCCACAATCGCTTGCACCAGCTCATCGGACAGAGCTTCTGGCCGCTGCGATAGGATTTGGGTAAATGCGTCGGACAACATGCCGACCGTGCTGTCGGTTAGCTTGGCAAACTTGAATCGCGGATAGCTCGGCTTGGCGAAGTTCAGCTCCGTCAAATCAGGTATCAAGTAGGCGTTGATATGGTACTCGACGTTCTTCATAATCCCCTCAAGCACTAGGTTGAGTAGGTCGGTCTGGTCTTTGCTCAATGCCCAGCTCCCGCCCGAATTATCACCGAGCATGATTGCCTGGGCCAGCACGCTTCTGGTCATCTCTCGGTTGTGGTGGTCGATGAGCGGCATGATGTCCATTCGCTGGCTCGACTTTGAATCCACCATCTGATAGCCAAACGGCATAACTACGGCACTGTTCATCTCGACTGTGTCTGACAGCCGCTCGGCCACGTCGCTCATCTGCTCAGAGGTTGCTCGCTCGGCGGCGACTGCAACGCGTGGCGGCACTGATCCGGATTGTGCCTGCAAGCGGCCGAAGTAGTACAGCTTGTGCTTCTCCTCGCAGTGGTAGGCGGCCGCAGTGAATAAGCTCTCGCCTTTGAGCCAGTTGCGTTCCTTGCTGTTCGTAAAGAGGAATGATTTCTCGACTGGTATATGGACTGGCTCTTCGCCTGGGTTCACCCGCTGATCCGCTCCGTCGAAGCCACCTTTGTCATCGGTTCTGATAGTGATCGTGTTCGCGTCGTAGCCAGCAATCTTGCGGTAGACGATTTTGCCGTCGGCGTTTAACGTGTAGACCTTTTCAAAGTAGCGATAGCCCTCACTCAAGGCTCGCAACATCTCAGCCAATACCAAGTGAAATGGCGTTGACATACCGCCGCGCTCTGGCGGCAACTCGAAAGAATTTCTTACCAGTTCGGCCTGCTCGCCGGTCGGATCGAACTCTTCGTCGGCTTCAATCGCCCACTCGCTCGCCAAAATCGGCAGCGTCAGCAGATTGTTGATTGCTAGGAATGTGCCGTCAATGCTGCGCAGCCGCTCAAAGTCGGCCGCCTGATTTTTCTGGCGATTGTCTAACGCGTACTTCTCGTACAGCTTCTGCATCTTGGTCACTGCCGAGCCGGTTTGCTGGTCGAGCTTCGGCGGTGTCCGCTTGTCTTTTTTGTCTTTGGCAAATGTTAGGCTGATATTCATTGAGCGCGCTTCCTACTTTGTTATAGCTTTATAAAATCATTGTACACCATAGCCGTTATTTTTGTCGCCTCCTCGCCACGGCGATTCGCTGGACTTCAGCTTGCCGCACAAAGTTGGCGAATGCGTACATCAGGCTATCGGCTCTGTCTGGCGAGCGGTGCAGGCGTTTCTTCAGCTGCTCTTTGGTCTCCACGGCGATTCCTTGCCGCGTAATGTCGTAGCGGATTGCCGATAGCTCGGCGGCCAGTTCGGTGAATTCTGGCGGTATGTAAATCTTGCCGCTCTTGAAGCGCTCGGCCAAGTTCCACCACAGCTGCGACCGCAGATTCACGAATGTCAGCCCGGTATCGTCTTTGCGCGCTGATGAGTTGTTGAGTATGCCGACCACACCGTCGATCTTGTCGTGAGTCAGTTTGTCCACCACGCCACCACCGAGGCCGTCCTCGTCAATGCCGATGAATTCTGGCGCTGGATAAATCATCTTGACGCGGCCTGCTGTCTGCTCAGTGTCCTCTTTCGAGTATGCGTGCTGGTTGGTGACGATGCTGCCCTTTCGCCTGGTGATGACAGTCTTGTCGTCGCCGAAGCGAGCCACGTCCACGCCGACGCTCAGCGGCTCGTCTTTGCTTTGTGCGGCCTGCATCTCGGCCAGCCGTTCCGGTGTCATTGCCGCCTCGATGAACTCTAGCGGTATGAGTGTGTTGACTTCGGCTGTCGGGAACTGGCCAAGCACACGGCTCTGGAACATCGGTGTGTCCACTCCCCAGCGCGTTATCTTGTCGGCGGCCCACTGCGGCGTGATCAGGTACGGCGCGACAATCTCCAGCGCCTCCTCGTCGAGGTTTTTCAAGTCCTCGATGGTCTCGATTCCGTTGTTGGTAAAGTTCGGCGTATCGAAGCAGCTGATTCGTATCTTGCAGCTTTTCGGATCGATGTGATGGCTGTTGTAAAACGTGCCACTCAGCTTTGTGGGGTTTCCGATAAACAAAGCGTGCGCGCCGAGTGATGTCATGATGGCTTCTACTGCGACGAACGTTTCCTCGGACACACCAGCAGCCTCGTCAACGATAACCAAAATGTTACCACTAGCTGGGTGGAATCCCTGGATCTTGTCGGTGTCGTCGGAGCTAACGCCAATCGCGAACCATTCGTCTGAATATTCCAGCATGGTTTTCAGCAGGCGGCCGCTCCTCGCCATGGCGGATTTCTTGTGGACGGCGCGGATCTGTCGCCAGAGCAGCTCCTCGACCTGGCGGAACGTCGGCGCGGTGGTCACCACGTAGCTGTTCTTGTATGTATTCAGGAACTGGTGAGCGGCTCGGGCGGCGAGGTGCGTCTTGCCAATACCGTGGCAGCTGGCGACGGTCACGATACGGTTCTTGGCAATCGCTCGCAGTACGTCTTGCTGCTTCTCCCACAAATTGTCACCGATGACGTTCTCTACGTAAAAGTTCGGATCTCGTCGGCTGGCTTCCATGACGGCGGCGATGGCACGCGCTTCATCAAGATTCGCCGGCCTTTTCATCTGCTTCCTTGAGTAACTGCTCAGCTCGCTCGGCGGCTTCTACTAGATTCAGAGTGTCGCGTTCCTGGTCGTCGGTCGGTTCGGTGGTCTTGTTGATGACGGTCGGCAGGCCAAGCGTTTTTCGTTCACCATCGATGGCGGCCTGTAGGGCGTAAATCGATTTAGCCACGTCGCCAGTCTTTTTTTGGTCATTCGCACGCTTCATGGCGTTCATGGCTGCTGTCTGTGCGTTTCGCCACATGCCCAGATGAGCGGTGTTTCGCTCCGATATCATTTTGGCATGCTCGTCCATGGTCTTCTCGAGCGCCCTGTCCATACAGACCTTACGTTTTTCTGTCCATTCATGTTTTGCAGCGTAAATTGAAACTGTTCGATTGCTTACCCCATACTTTTTTGATATTTCAAGTATGGTCATCTTTGAGTTGGTCACGTATTCATGCTCGGCTTGAACCACGTCCCATTTATACGTAGGTATTGCTGTTTTCTTTCGCTTTGTTTTCGTCGTACTGCTTGTCTTAGTCATTGATAGTTCCTCCTAGCCTTTTCTGTCTTAATAATACCAAATTTGTTTAATCAATGCTCTACTACCTCTTACGTGTGGCTATGTGGCTTCTGGTGCGATTGTTTAGGTTTACTACCTGTAAGTTTTCCACAGGTTACTCGTACTTTATGCGTATTTTATCCGTTTTTATTTGGAATAGTGGTTGACTTTATCGCTCGTGTTTGCTATACTAAGAGTACAATCAATTAAACGAAAGGACTACCAAAAATGACAACCTTGCAAAGCTACGACACACCACAGCTGCTACACATTCTCAATTCCAAGAGCGGCGGCATGGAGCTGGTCGGCACTGAATTCAAAAACATCGACGAGCTGGTTGACGCCACTCACAAAGAGCTTGACCGCCGTTTTGCCGAGCGTGGCGAGTTCGTCCGCCTGTCAAACAAGCAGAAGAAGATGTGCGGCTCTGCCTACATCTGCGGCAAGATTATAGACGGCATCATAATTACCACCTACTACGAGCATGATGCTGCCAAGGCTAAGAGCTACCGCCGCTTAAAGTAGCCCCTGGCAAGATAGCAGCCGGCGGGGATTCTCCGCCGGCTTTTTGGCTACCGCCGATTCCGATTCAACACCAAAGATTTCAGCAGGCTTCTGACATCGTCCACGAACTGGCTATAGATAGAAGCTTCTCTCGCCTTAATCACTCGCTGCAGTTTGAGGTACGGGTCATCTGGATCGAGCGTCGAATTTAGCCAATCCTCGAACATGTCGCCATTGAAGTATCCGTCTTTGGTCGACCATGGGAATACTGGCTTGGCGTTCTCCGGCTTCTCCGGCTCGGCCTGCTTGGCTTTCTTGCGGCGAGCTTTGGGTCTTGACTTGTCGTAGTCGCCGCGATCAGCTCTATGAAATACACATAGCTTGTCGTCAAGTCTCATACAGAGCCTGCCGCATTTTTCGCATGATGGCCACATGGTTAGATCTCCTCGCTCTTGATCATCTCGATAGTCAGCTCTAGCAACGCGTCCAGTGCGGTTTCTGCAACGCCGCATATGTCGCCTATCGGATAGCCTGCGTCGTTGTCGTAAGATGCCACCCAACCATATCTGAACGATCCTTGCCGAGTGGAGAGCGTCAGCATGCCGTAGTCGAATCCATCAAGAATGCGGTTCGGCAACTTCTCCAACAAATAGTCAACTGTAAATCTCGGCGCTTCATCAAAAGACTTGGCGAGACTGACGCCTTTTACGACCTCTGGCAGCTCACCCTCTCGCCTGATGAATAACCTATCCTCTGGTGTCCACCCAGGTCTCAGCTCGTGCAGCTGCTTGCAAAGTTTAAATGTTTGTAGTGTGACCATCTACTGCTCCTCCGCCCCGTATGCGTCGTCGATCTTTTTAATTAACTCTGGGTTGCTTTCTTTCATGTCGTCATACTCTTGATCATATTCACAGTAGTCTGTTATATTCTTGATCTTTTCGGCTGCGGCGGCCATGTGAATAAGATTCTGGGGATCGAGATCCCAACTCAAGCCAGGATTTATTTGATTGAGGTGAACTGTCAAGTCGATTATTAGGTTGTGCATGCCGAGGCTGGTCTGCGGCAGCTGCACTGTTTTATTTTCTGATTCCATTTTCAATCTCCTTATTTGTATGGGGCGCGGCGCTTGTCGCCGCCACCCCTGTAGTTTTATTATCGTCCATTCGCCTCTAGGGCTTTGTGAACCTGGACACCGTCCATTCCGGCCGCCATCATAACGGCTCGGGTGTGGTCGCGCTCCAGCTTCTCTCGCTCTTTTTTAGTCAGCTCTCGGTCATCACTCGCCGTCATCTCTTCTCGTAAGAACTCAGGCATATACAGGTGTTGCCTCATGACAAATGCCGTGCTGAGGCTGTTTAATATTTGGCGGCGTTCTTTGCGAAACGCCAGCAGATAAATGTTTGCTGCATGCTCGGTCTCGATGAATGTCGCCTTGTTGCACTCAAATGCAAAGCCGGTTGGTTTATTGTTGTAGTACAATACATTGAGCGTTTTATGGTCTTCGTCCATTCCAAAGTTCATAATGACGCGAGCGATGACGCTCACTTCATCTTTGGTCAGCCGGCCGAGTATAAGCTTGCGCTCGGTGATCTCGTCGTTCGTGCCAGCCAGTACTTGGTCAAAGTCCAGGTGCTTCTTCTCGCAAATCTGGCGTAGTATTCTTCGGGCGTTTTCTTTTTCTCCGCCAACGCCCGAGCGGGCGAGCGCAACTATTCGCATGCTGCGCTCGTCGAGCTTCGGTACTTCATCTATCATCGCTATCGTCCTCGCAATCGTCACTGTCATCTTTTCCTTTATCAATTCCCCACCAACCGACACGGTACCCTTATATCGAGCCTTGGCGGAAGCCCAATGCGCCGTTATCGTTTTCATTGTCAATCTCTGGCAGTGGCGCTTCCGGGTCATCGATCACGCCAAAGCACAGCAGATATTCTCTGCGGTATTTTCGGCCGGCGCGAATCGCAGGGCCTGGCTCGCCATAGTAAGCGATCGCTCCTGGGTTCACTGGGCCAGCCAGCGCCGGCACAAGTCTGTGGCTCTTCAGGTTGTACACCAGATACCATTTTGGCTGGGCGAGTTGATCCCACTTCGGCTTGAAGCCGGTCTGGAGAGCGGCCCGCTGGATTCTGACTTTGGCGCGCCGAGCCATGCGGGCGCGGTACGCCTCCTTGCAGGTTTTGAAAATTAAACCTAAATTTCGAAGTTCGTTGTCGGATTCGTCGTCTAGCCAAACCTTTTTAGCCGGTGCCATTCGGCCGTTTAGATACCAACAATAATCGCCTTTGACTGGCTTGAACGAGATATCGCCCGGAATTGATTCTACTAGCTGAAACCAATAGCCGAAGTTTACGACTTCGCCTGTGTCGAAAAAGTATTCTCTTTCGTTATTCTCGCCGCTTTTATCAATCTTAAACATGCCGACACAGCCCTCCTCGACCTCGAATATGTCACCAGCTTTGGCGTTCGGCAGGTCATGTTTCAATCTGTATTGTGTCATTTCGCCTCCCTGATTTTGTGTTCTGAATCTAATATCGATGCAAGCGTTGGTGCGTACTCTGCGTCGAGCTTCTCCCACGCTGGCCGTGGCAAATTCCAACAGCCAAAGTGTCCAAACATCGCCAGGCTTTCGCAGCTCGGATTGCTGCGGCCGCCCAGATCCAGGTATTTAATCATTCCTGCCGGCGATAGATCGTAGCCGTAGATAACATCGATGTCTTCGCGCAGCAAGTCTCGCACCTCGAAGCTTCCGTCTTCGCGGTAAAGCGTGGCAGTGACTTCCACCGGCCGTGGATAACCAATGGCGTAGGCTAGGCGCGTCATGACGACCACTGGCCTGAAATCAACGATAGCAGCGTCTTGCGTGATGTCGTTTCGGTAGTACATCAAGCAACGAATTGCCAAGTGCCGCGCCATGTATGCACCGCTCCGATCGACTTTGGTGAAGTCTTTGCCGCTGAAAGCTCCGCCGCCGATCGGCACTCGCGGGCCGTAGTTATCGATGGCCAGTTTGCGGCCGGTTAGTCCGGTGTCGGCATCGAAGCCGCCGATGTTCCAGTCGCCGGCTGGGTTAATCAGCACTGACAGAGTGTCTGCTGCAGCAACGTCATAATCAAGCAGTATTGTCGACAGCCACCTCTCGATGATGTTTTTAATCTCGTCTCGGCTCATTCCGCACCAGCTGGCGACGATCGTTTCAAGGTCGCCGTTGTGATCAAGCGTCACCTGCGTCTTGCCGTCTTGCAGTTGGCTGCGGCCAGCTCTCAGATGACTACTTAAGCTTCGCGCCAAGCAGACCTCGAGCGGCATCAGCTCTTTGGTCTCGGCGGTCGCGTAGCCAATCATCACGCCTTGATCGCCTGCGCCATTGTTGTCGACACCGTTCGCAATCTCGGGGCTTTGCTCGACGATATTCACGATGATTTTGGTTTTTTCGTTCGCGATTGTTCTGCGAGCAATATCTTCATAGTTGACTTCGGCTTTCGTGGCCACCTCGCCAGCAATCACCAGCAAGTCGTGGCCGCCTAACGTCTCGACCGCCACCCGCGATTTTGGGTCTTGGCGCAGGCAAGCGTCGAGAATCGCGTCGCTTATCCGGTCGCATATCTTGTCCGGGTGGCCCGGTGCCACCCATTCTGCTGTCACTCTCATGTTAGCCTCGCACCTTTGCCAGCAAGACAAATCCGTTACGCTTGACTTCCTTGACCTGATATCCAGCTGGTACTACCGGCTCAGCCTTGTGCTTCAGTCCCTTTTTCGTCGAGAAGAAGTAAATCGTGTGCTTCTGCTTATTTCGCAGCGTGGTGACGTGGCTGTACAGGTAGTACGTCACGCCTCGGCTGCTTGTGTATTCAAATGGTTTTGCTTCCATTTTCAGTCTCCATTCTGGTTATGTTACTTTACCTCTGGTGTCGCCGCTTCCCAATCGTCCTCGCGACCAATAAAGCGAGCGTAGCGCTTACGCACCACATCGACATATCGCTCGTCGAGTTCCATCGTTCGGCAAATCCTACCAGTCTGTTCGCAAGCAATAAGAGTTGAACCCCCCCCCAGCGAATAAATCGAGCACCGTCTCGCCGGCTCGGCTCGAGTTCAGGATCGCTTTGGCAGGCAGCTTCACCGGCTTGCTGGTCGGGTGTTCGTAACCCATGACGTTTTCGCGGCCAATCTTCCAGACGGAGGTGTCGTCCTCCTCTTCCTCGGTCAGCAGCGACTTCGCCCAATTTAGCAGCTCTGCGTCGCTTGGCTTAAATTCCCAATGCGTATACTGCTTGCGGTCGCCATAAAACTGGACCGATTTTCCGTCGGGGACAGCGTAGAGGATCGGCTCGTGCTTCGAGCGGTAGTTACCCCACCCCATACTTGCGACTAGCTTCACCCAGATAATCTGGCAGCATACGCCGTAGTCGTTTTCATTCAGGGCGTTTTCAAATTCGCGGTGCGTTCGGCTAGCGTAGCAGACGTACGCCGGCGCCGTTGGCTTTGAAGCGAACTTCATTGTGGAGAATACCGCCTCCAGAAACTCCTGGAATTTCGCGCCGTCCATGTGGTCGTTTTTGATCGTGTTGCTGGTGTTCTTGCCCCGTCCGGCGTAATTCATGTTGTACGGGGGATCGGTGAATACCATCACCGCTTTTTCGCCAGCCATCAGCTTCTCGACATCAGCCTCGCTGGTTGAGTCGCCGCACATAATCCGGTGCTGGCCCAGCTGATAAACCGCTCCGCGCTTCGATTGGTAGGTCTCCTCGATTTCGGGAACTTCGTCCTCGAACACTTCCGGATCCTCGGGTATGTCACCGATAATCTCAGCGATGGTCTTGACCGACTGGTCTTCGGGGATCGTCAGCTCGCCCAACGTTTCAATGTCGATATCAAGCTCCTGCGCCAGGTCGGCCAGCTTGTCTTCCTCGTAGTAGCCATACGCCATGTTGTCGCGCATCGCCCACTCGAACGCCAGCTTTGGGTCGTCCGTGTCGAGGATCGACACCCACACGTCAGTCACTGCCAGCTTTGCAAAGGCTCGCATTCGCATGTTTCCGCCGACGACGATTCCGCTGCGAGTTACCATGACCGGCTTGATTTGACCGTCTGGCGTGATGGCTCGAGCTTTTTCAATGTCGCGGATTAGCTGATTGAGCTTCGCCGGCTTGATATCTCGCGGATTTTTATCCCACGGGGTCAGGTCTGCGAACTTCGCGTAGGTGCGGCCGTCTTTGAGCCGAGTTTTAATCATCGGCTTTGCCTGTAGTTACTTTTTTTGATCGGCGACGGCTGATCCGCCCCCCCTTAGCACCGGCAATTCGTGCCAGCTGCGGGTTGGCCGCAAAGCCTCCCGTGTTGCCGTTTCTACCGCCGATTCGTCCGATATCGCGATAGAAGTTCGGATTGTTTTGTAGGTTTTTAGCCGCAGCTTTTTTGCCGCCGGCTACAGTTCCAGCCATGTGGTAGCTCCTTTCGTTTAGTTTATTGTGCTTATCATTATAACGCTTGCTACCCCATATTTCAAGCCCTCTACTTGGGATTCTTGAAAATAAACAGCCGGCTTGGATTTTTATTTTTCGACCGCTGCCTCTGTTTCCTGGTCGAGTTTTCCACAAGTTATCCACAGGTTTTCCACAGGCTCAATTTGACGTGGGGGGGGTGGTGAGTTATCATTGTGGCATGTCGCCGAGCATTGTAGGCTCGCAAATCTCTAACGGGGGCGACGGTAAGGATATTAAAAAGCAAAAACCCAGAGCTGCTACTCTGGTTATGTTCTTGCTGTCTGAAAGACGGTAAGGATATTACTCTTTAATTGTAGCATGCCAGGGGTAGAAAGGCAATACTTTTTATGGGTACTGTACAGAAAACAGTGACGGAAAAAGAAACAGCTACAGATCTTAAATCAAGACTTGACAAATATAAAAAAAGGAATAGAATACAGTACACTGTAGACGATTCTGGTAGGCGGATCTTCGCTTCGCCAGTCGAGGCTCGTATGTTTGCCGATACGCTAGATGAGCGGGTCACCGACCCGAAGTTCTTGCCATTTTACTGCAATGCGATACGACGGTTGGGTCGCGATAAGGTCGCCTGCGCTCAATCGATGGCTTTAGCTCCAGGCGTGAAAAACCCGGAGCGCATGTTCTCGTGGCTACTCAAAAATGAATTAGAGGCGGTCAAGTGAGCCGGGCTGACACCGACGCTCGCGCCCACGAGATGGAAAGCCGCGGCGTTGATATGTCGTGGTACTGGCGCGCTCGGGCCAAACGGCAAGATGAAGAGCCGGAGGAGCTAAATCCAGATGATGGCGCTTCTGGCGGTCGGTGCGGCTACATCACCATGTACTTCATCGAATATCACCAGGAATCGACCATCGATTGCTACGCTCACATTTTTACTGTCAAAACCGCCAACGGCGAAAAGCACCGGCTGACCCAGCGCCGCCGCACAAAAAAGACGGGGGATTCCGTTTACTGGTGTTCGGCTTGCGGCCGAGTTTTCAAAACTTGGGAGGAGATTCACGGCCACATCAAGTTTTCCACAACCCCATAAAAATCTCGAATAATCTTTGCTGAAAGTGTTGACTTTATCGCTCGTGTTTGCTAATATAAGAGTACAATCAATTAAACGAAAGGACTACCAAAAATGTTATCCTCCTACGAACTCACAAACCTAACCAGCAAAGAGTTGTACGAAAAACTACAATCTCTCGTCAATGACGAGCTTCTGGAAACCATAAAAAGTGAAGCCGAGGAAACCTGGGAAGAGGACGTGGCTGAAAAAATCCAGGACATCAGAACAGTGACTGACGCTCTTGAGCGCCGCTTGCTAGGAGAGGAGCTTTAGTGACGAACAATATCGTTGTGGCGGACGCGTTTAATGGCGTAGTCCGCCCCCTCGCCGAGGGCGATCGCTTCGTGGTCACCTTGCCAGTGCAGCGACCGCAGCCGATGAGGTTCGTAGGACTTGGCCGCTCGGCTGGTAACTACGCCGGTGTCTATCGGCTTCCGGAGGATTTTCACCCGACCGACTGCATGGAAATCCATGACTACACTGGTCCTGGTAAAGTTCGCCTGATCGGCTATTTAAGAATTGAGGACAAAAATGACAAAGATTAATGTTGTAAAATTAGATCTACCAGCTCCCGCCTCGGTGGCGGTAAACCCGCCGCATGAATGCTTGTGCGAGTTTTTGCTGATGTCGCCGGCTCGTGCGGTGAATTATGAGGTCGACTGCCCGTTTCACATCTGCGAATGCTGCGGTGGCCTAATTGATGAAGACGCTATGACGGCTTATAACGAATATTATGGCTACTCTGGCTTTGACGAATGTTATGAGGAGGATTATGTCGCTGTTTAGAAAAACTGAAAATGTCGGCCGCGTTTTGGTCGCTCGTGGCTGGCAAGGCTTGAAAGATAAAAGTGATGAGGAGCTGTTGATGATAGCCAAGTCTCGGTTGGCTCATGCTTGCCGGCGCGACCGGCTGGTCTGGAGGATCGCCTCGCTGATATCTCCACGAAAAGCCACCGCTCGTCGCCAATCGAGCATATACTACGCCGACGCCTATGCTCTGTTCGCGGTCAATGAGCTTATCAATCGACAGCGTGATGACAGCTCCGACCTCTGATTTTTGGGGAGTTTTCCACAACCCCATAAAAATGTCGAATAATCTTTGCTGAAAGTGTTGACTTTATCGCTCGTGTTTGCTAATATAAGAGTACAATCAATTAAACGAAAGGACTACCAAAAATGTACCAAGCAACCTACTTTATCAAAACCGACCACGACGCGATAGCTTTCAACAACCCTGATGATGTGGCTGGGCTTCTAATCATGATGGCTAACACGGCCGATTTCATGCTCGAGCATAACCAAGTGATCACCATCGAGCTTAGAAAGACAACCATCGATGGGCGTACCGTTCTGGCTGCTGAGGAGCTTGACGACATACTTCGCAACAAGTTCTATGGCTACAGCGTTCACTTCACTGCAGTCGACTTCAGCACTGCAACTACCACGCTTAGCGATGCCCGATGTGCCGACTTATAGTCGGCCATCGGCCTCCCTTGATTGATTAAATTAAATGAAAGGAATCAACCATGAAACTACCAAGAATAACCAAGCGTAGCGTCGTCGTCGCTTCTGCCATAGTCGCCGTGACATTTTCTGGGGGAGTGGCTGTTTTTGCGTTCAGTCAAGCTCCTGAGCAGCCTCACGCTGCCACAGAAGTAAAAACAAACACTAAAGAGACAAAAAAGGAGGAAAAGTCGGACACGTCCGGCCAGACACCCTCAGAGGTGCAAACAACCGGACAGACTGACCAGTCTGCTGCTATTCCTGCTGGCAATCGTCCAAGTATGCATAGCGGTCGAGGTGCTGAAACGCGACGACCGGTAGCTCAGTCGCAGCCGGCCTCTCCCGCCCCTGCCCCTGCCCCAGCACCGTCGCCAGCTCCCGCTCCGCAGCAGGGCGCGCACATTCCATTCACCAATAAGCCGGTAACGCCTGGCGATCCAGAATCGTATGTCGGTACTGTCGGCCAGTGTCCGTTTTATGAGATGGCTGGCGAAAAAGGCTGCGTTCCACCTGCTGGCTATACTTGCAATTCTGACTGGACTCATTGTACAATTGAGAAGTCAAATTAAACAGAGAACTGCCAATGCAAGACAAACCAAACCCAATGCAGCCACGTAACCGCGCCGAGCGTCGCCGGCTGGCAAAAGCCTATAAAGGCTTCAAGCCAAAATCTCGCATGGTTTGGCGCACTATGAACAAGCATATGAAAGAAGCTCAGCTTCGCCGCGAAGCCGAACAACAGGAGAACACTAAAGATGGCGCTTGAAACTATTGACCAGGCGCTGGCTCGGCGGGAGCAGCCGAAGCAGGAGAATATCATTGAAGTTCCGGCTGACGATGAACCAGCTGAAGTCAATGTCCAGCCAAAATCTCGCGAGGAGTTTCAAAACGCGATTTATCTGGCTCATTCGAATATTTTACGCGCCAAGCTTAAACTTCGCACCGCAAAAGAAAACCGCGAGGATCTGGTGGGTGATCTTGAAGAAAAACAAGACCTTGACGACTTGAAATCTCAGGTTCGCTCGGCTCGCGACAAGCTGGCGATCGCCATTTCGGAAAGCCCAGCCGTTCGCTCCGCCGACGAAGAGCTGGAGGCCGCAATCGCTGACCTCGGCTTAGCTCAAAAGGTGATGTCTGATCTGCTGGTGGTTTATTCTGCCAAGTTTAACAGCCGCACGGTTGATGTCGATGAGCGTCGCCTCATCGTCTTGACCGCTAAGCTCGGCAAAGTAGAGGTTGAGCAATTGTCTCTATTCTGATATCATTGTTGTCGAGCGTCAAGTTCGCCCTAGGTGATGCCCACCCTTACCTAGAGCGAACCAGGCGCTTGACAGTTGCCTCGGGTAAAAGCTTTAGAATTGGTAGTTCGATCGTTTAGCCCGAAGCGTGGTCAGCGCTTGGCCTTAAATGACAGTATCCGGAAAGTCCCCGTCTGCGAGCGGGGATTTTTCGTGGTAAAAAACATTAAAATATGGGGTTGACTTTTCGCCCGTGTTCGGCTACACTGGGAGTAGGTAAAATAAACGAAAGGACTACCAAGTATGACAACACCTGAAATATCAACCACTAAGCCTGCCGTCGATCCGGAGAAAGATTCCAAGCGAGCTGTCGCGAAAAAGAACAAAGCTCTTTACGCCGACATCGTGCCGCTCGCCGCTGGTCTCTTTGACAAAAACACGCGGCTCTCAAAAGAGAAAATGCTCGCGACACTTCATCGCTCTGTTCTCGGCCTCACCAAAAACGGCGCAGCTCGGCCGCTCGAGGACTTGAAGCTGTTTTTGGCAGTGGCCAACCAATACGGCTTGAATCCATTCAAGAAAGAGATTTATGCTGTTTATATGTGGGATTCGTCTCGCGGCCGTGATGAGCTAACGCCGATCGTTTCAATCCACGGCTTGCGAAAGATGGCGCGGGCTGGCGGTGTGTATACCCACACCGGCGCGGCCATCATCACGTACGATCAAGAGAAGAAACTGCCAGAATCTGTCACCGTGCCTGTGTTCGGTCGCTTCCCCGGCGAGACTGCGCCTCACGAAATAACGCGGTATCAAGCGTTTTATGAAGAGTTCGTAAAAACCAATAAGGAGGGTAAGCCAACCGGCAACTGGAAGACTATGCCGCGCGTCATGCTCACGAAATGTGCTGAGGCGAACGCTCTTCGCGCCGGCTTTGATATCGCTGGCATTTATGTCGAGGAGGAGCTAACTTCAAATAACGTAATCGAGGGAGAAACAGTCGATGGCGAATAGAGTTGATCATCTTAGTTATTCTGCTATCATTTCGTTCTTGCGAAATCAGGTAGAGTTTCACAAGCGTTATGTCGCTGGTATTTGGGATAATGCTAAATCGCCGGCTGCGATCGTCGGCACGGCGTTTCATAAAGCGCTCGAGGAATATTACAAAGGGGCTGACATTCAAGCGTCGGTTTCGGCTGGGCTGGAGGAGATAAACTTCACCAGCGACTACGAAATTGACTACGGCAAAACTGGCAGCCGCGAAAAAATGATCAAGGATTACACCACCTTGGTTAATAAATACTTCGAGGAAGCTCCCTCGTATCATAAAATCATCGATATCGAGGTCAAGCTTCGCGAATTAATTGCTGGCGTTCCAATGGTCGCCAAAATCGACATGGTTGATGAAGATGAAAACGGCAGCGCTTGGCTTGACGACCATAAAACAGTCGGGGCTTATTCTCCCGAGGAAGAGGAGAATTACAAATATCTCTTACAGGGCTACATCTACCTGGTTGTGGCCGAGAAGCATTATGGCCGCGAGTTCGCCGGTGTCCGCTTCGGCGAAATTAAACGATCCATCAACCGCGACGGCTCGCCGCAGCGGCGCGAGGTCGTCTATGACCGTGAATCGCTTTTGGCGTTCGCTCCGGTCGCTCAGAAGATAATCACCAACGTGTTTGCGTATGTTAACGATGACCACTCGAAGTTCTTCCCCAACCCGAGCGATACGCTCAGCGGCGTGGAATCGATGGAGCTGGTTTCAAATATGGAGGTCGGCTTTGATGCTGCTCGCGTCAAAAAGCAGGTCAAGGTGGCCGACAAATTCGCGCCTCGCCATGTCACCGTCGATATCGACGGCTCGGACGGCACGCCCGAGGAGCTTATCCTGCGCAAGTTTACCGAGTTTGGTATCGGTGGTATCTCCGGCGACACCCACATCGGCGCTTCGGTGATTCAATACACTTTCAAGCCCAACCGCGGTATCGCCATGAGCGCCATTGCCAAGCGAGCCGACGACATTGCCATCGCGCTTCAATCGAAGTATGTGCGTATCGAAGCGCCAATTCGCGGCACTGATTTGGTCGGCATTGAAGTACCAAACGAAGACCGCCGCGTCGTTCCGTTCGAGGACAGCAAGCACCTCAGGCCCGGCACGATGGAGATCCCGCTCGGCGAGGACGTGTTCGGCGAGGTTCATTATGGCGACATCACCAAAATGCCGCACCTGCTCATTGCTGGTCAAACTGGTGCTGGTAAATCAGTCCTGCTCAACGTGATACTTCACGCTTTGACAAAACAGCTAACTCCTGACGAGCTTCAGCTGGTTTTGATTGACCCGAAGCAGGTGGAGCTGTCGCTGTATGATGGCGACCCGCACTTGTGGAACGATATCGTCACTACACCGACAGATGCCGCGGAGGTTCTCCACGGCTTGGCCGAGCAGATGGAGGATCGTTACGGCCGGCTTCGGCAGGCTGGCGTTCGCACCATCGATGACTATAAAGGTGGTAATATGCCGCGCATTCTGGTGGTCATTGACGAGTTTGCCGATCTTCTCATGACCGACACTGGCTCGGACATCAAAAATATCGACTATAAAGAGTTCGCGGCGTTTATGAACGAGGCTCTGGCTATGAGCCCAACTGGCCGCATCACTCAAAAAATGCTACAGGTGTCGCTCAAAGGCTCCATGAAGTCGTCTGCGCCAAGCTGCGAAACGTCGATTATCCGCCTGGCGCAGAAAGCTCGCGCCGTCGGTATCCACCTGGTGCTGGCCACTCAGCGGCCGAGTGCCGATGTCGTCACCGGCCTCATCAAGGCAAACATTCCAACCAAGATAGCGTTTAGCGTCACCACCGGCATGAACTCGAAGATTATTCTTGACCAAACTGGGGCCGAATCGCTAACCGGCTATGGTGATATGTTGTATCAAGATCCGCGCTCGAAGAGCCTGCAACGGCTTCAGGGCTTGTATATTTAGTAACCGGGAAAGGAGGAGAATATGGATTTACTAGGTTTACTAAACATAATAATATCGATGATACTGCTTGGCGGTATTGCGACTGTCGGGATATTCATTCTCGCGGTCGTGGTCATCTCAGTTCGCGAGCTGATAAAAGCCTTTAATGGCGACTTTGACAAGAAAGGTAAGAAGTAGGGTGGTTTGTCATGGCAGAAAACAGGCGGCTGCGCTCCGGGCGGCCAAGCTCAAAAAGCAAGACCCGGACTACTTTCGGAAGCTCGCTCAAAAGGTGCGCCGTCGGGGTCGCAATGCTGGCGGCCCGACCGGCTTTGCAACTAGCCGCGAGCTGGCAGTTGCGGCAGGCAAAAAAAGCGGCGAAACGCGCCGCCGACGAGCTGAAAGCCGCCGCGCTGGAGATGATATCGATAGAGTACATAATGCCGCCGATCAATTCGATGGAGACACTGGCTCGGCTGGGAGCGAAACAACTGGAGACGAAGCTAAATGAGCAGGCAGCGGCAATCAACCACATTATCGCCAATAGAAACTGGGGCCGTCATTCAGCCTCAAGACATAAAGCTCAAATACGTAATCGGCGATGACGGCAGGCTGGTTTCGTTCGGCTTCACCGTTCTAGGCCAGCCGGCGGTCAAGAAAAACAACCAAAAGGTCACCTTTCGCGGCGGCCGGTCGCGCAAGTACAACACGGCCGCCTACAATCGATGGCTTAAATTAGCCAACGACCAGGTGGAGCTGGCTATCAGCGTGTTTCAAATTCTGGCCTGTCGAGAGTGGAAGACGATTGACTTTCCGTTTAATCTTCGCGCTCGGTTTTTCGTTCGCACTTTCGGCACTGTCGACCTATCAGCTCTTTACGAGGGGATTCAGGACGTAATGAAAGATAGAGGCATGATTCTTGACGATAATGCCTGGCTTCTCGTCTCGCATGACGGATCTGGCGTCGCAAAAGATGCCTATAATCCGCGGATCGAGCTTCTCCTCACCCGGGTGGAGCATGCGGAGTGGCGCGGCGAGCCAAATCCGCGTTATAATGGAGGTGCGGGTTAGGTAGCCCCCGCAAAACTCCTACGCAGCACACCGTTTCGGCGGTGTGCTTTTGGGATTATCCGGAAATTCCGGATAATCTCGGAGTTTTCCACAGGTTTACCTCTGATATGGGGTAATTATTGAATAATCTTTTCAGAAACTCTTGACTTTATCGCTCGTGTTTGCTATACTTAAAGTACAATCAATTAAACGAAAGGACTACCAACCATGAAAGACCAAAAATTCGTACCATTCACAATCAGCTTAGTCGAGGATATCGAGGCTGGCGTGATTGTCACTGGTGGCGGCGTTAATATCCGCGATAAGCGAACTGGCGAGCGAAGCTTCATTCACGATGAGTACGTAACTAATCCTTACAACCTCAACCGCCTGCTGGCTTTCTACGAAGTGCTGGTCGATGACATCAACTACGTAAAATAATACCGATTGCCTCGCCGGCGGCATTGTAGCCGGCACAAATTGTAAAAATAACATCAAAAAAGGAATAATCAAATGAAAAACTTCACAAAACAACTTCAAAAGAACGACAAATTTATAGCAACGGCTCGCGGCGCTCGCACTATCTGGCGCGTCGGCACGATTGTCGTGCCTGCTACTGCCTGCGGCTATCTGATGGTTCGCTACAATGATATAATTGTTACTGCGCTAGCGGTTCTGCTTGGCCTTTACAGCGTCAGCCAGTTGATCAAATCGGCTTGGCTTGCGGAGGGCGACGTCGCCAAAAAGTGACTAGCGTGCTTTATGAAAAAATTCGCATTATTGATTTTAGTCGCGGTGCTGTCGGTTACGATTCACTCATTCCGACAGCCAACGCCGCCGGGAACTTCAGCCTCGGCTTCTCATTCCGCTTATAAAACGCTTGCGGACAAAAAGCCGAGCGTTGACCCATCTGACAAAAAACCAGCCGCCAAAACCGAGCAGAAAAAGGCGGAGCCGGCCGCTCCCGCACCTGCGCCTGCGCCCACACCAGAAACTTGCCGGTCGGCCATTGCCAAGGTTTGGCCCGCCCACCTGCAAGCCGGCGCTATCACTGTTATGACACATGAAAACCGCGCCGAGCTTCCGGCGGCCATCGGCGAAGTCAATTTCGACGGCTCGCGTGACTTTGGGTGCTTCCAGATAAATGACAGGTGGCATCGCGGCTATTTCTCGGGCGGCGACTGGCGAGATCCCGTTTGGGCGGCCACCTACGCGCTGCAAATCTACCGCGAGCGCCAGGCTCGCAACGGCAATGGCTGGTCTGCCTGGTATGCCGTCCGCGGCGTTCTCTGGTAAATAAAAACCGAGCCAGGATTATGTGCGAACTGGCTCGGCTAATTTAGGAGATAATGTTTGTTTTAGGGAGTTTTCGGCGAGGAGACGCTTCGACTAACGCCTCCTCTTTTTTAATTCTAGCACAAGAAAACCGCAGCGGAGGGCTGCGGGATTCCTGCTACCTGC